GTCGAGCAGTCCGGCGGTCGCGTCGTCCAGCACGAACGGCGAACCACTGTACCCGTCGGCGAGGTTCGACAACTTGAACGTCACCGAATGCGCCTGCGGCAGGATGTCGTGGGTGACGCCCTCCACCAGGCAGTACTTGTCGATCGCCGTACCCACCCTGTTCGGGGTATAGACGACCCGGATCACCGACCCCATATCGAGGCTGAGGATCGTGGTCTGGTCGGTAGTCGACTTGTCCTGCAGATTCACCGTGATCGACGAGATACGGGTGACCGGCTGCGAATACAGGTTCAACAGGTAGTTGGCGAGGTCGAGCGCCTGTTGCTGCGTCTCGAGCGGCAACTCCGACAGCGACAGCGACCACCACTTGTTGAACGCCGCGAAGCTCGCCGCGTCGGTGACGGTCTGTTTCGTGAACCCGGTCGCGTCCACCGACACCCGGTTGAACAGCAACTCGGTGCCATAGTCGATCGTGATCCCGGCGTAGCGGATGCCGGTGCCGTCGTCGCGGAACTCCGGCGCGCCCACACCCGTATAGACGCGGTTGCGGCCGTAGAACGTGAGTACACCGGTGCGTGACGCGAAGAACGACCCGAGGTCGCACTTGGTGACCAGCTGGCAGTAGTTGAGAACGTTCGACCCCCACGACACCGCATCGGCTTGCAGGGTGGAGGTGCCGGTGTCGAGGGCGCGTTGCCCGGACGGGAACGACACCTCGCTACGGTTGAGGATCGACGCCAGCCGGGCGCCGACCGTCTGTGACGCCGTCGACGTCCAGGCGTCGAACTCGCCGGAGCCGAGCGTCGCCAACTGGTCGACGACATCGAACGACGCCGTCGAATCCTTGGAGATCGGGTAGTCGAAATCCCAGTCGTCGATCAGCCCGTCGAAGATGGTGATCCCGTTCGCCTGGATGAGGACGTGGAGGCCCGGTTTGATCTTGCCGAAGTAGGTGCCGGCCGCATACAGCGGGTCGTACAGCCGGTCCCGGTTGTTGAGGGTGATCGACGCGACCCCGGCCTGGAACTCGTCGATCGCCCGCTCACGGCCCCGGGTGATCTGGCCGACACGGGCCGAACGGGAGATGTCGATCCCGACGTCGCCACCCAACAGGTAGGTGGCGCCGTCGAGGACGCCTTTGGTGGTGTCGTCGAGGATGAACACGGACGAGGTTGCGTCGATCCCGAAGTAGGCGAGAACGGTGATCGTCGGGACGGTCACGAGATCGCCCGCAGCGCGGCCGGTCCGTTCCGCGCCGAATACTTCGCCAGGATCGCCACTAGCTGGTTGGGGGTCGGCATGTTCTGGACGTGGATGTGAACCTCACCGACATTCACGCCGCCACCTGTGCCGAGCGCGGCCTGCTGGTCGGGAGTGAGCACCATTTCGCCGCCATGCACGACCGCAGGGACCGGCGCACCCTTCGGGCCGCCGACCATGCCGCCTTCATCGAAGTGCGGGGTGCCGGTGTCGTTGTAGCCGGGTGCACCCTTCGCTTGAATCGAGACGTTGACGTTGCGGTTGCGGGTCAGGATCGTCATCAGATTTTCGAAATCCTGAACCGATTGCGGATTGGCCGCGACGAAAATGTCCGTGACCTTCTTGTCCGGTATCTTGAGGACTTCGGTCGCGTAGTTGATGATGTCCTGCTTGAGCCCGTCTAACGCCGACGAATATTCCAGCGTCTTTGTACGGGCATCCTCGGTGTGGTTCTTCACCGCATCGGCGGCATCCACGCCCTGCTGCTTGACCTGATCGAACTCCAATTCGAGGTCCGTCCACGCCTTGTGATCGTTGATGTTGCCCTTGAGGGTGTCGAGCGCAGCCTTGTCCCGATTCAACCCGAGCTCAATCGAGTCGGTCATCATCTTGGCGCGCTCTTTGGCCTTGTCCGCCGCGGTCGGCAAATCGGTGCCCATACCTGTGATCACATTCGCCAGCGCACCGTCCGCCAGATTCTTGTGCGCCCGATCCAAGTCGTCGATCGACGGAATGACGTTGTCCCTGATCGCCGCGTCCATCGCTTCGTAATTGTCTTTAGCGGCCTGGATCGCGTTGGCCGGCCCCGAGTACGCCGCCGTGTCCGACGCCCCCGGGATGGAGAACGCGGTGTGCAGCAGCGGACCAACCTTTTCGGCGAGGTCGACTATCTGAGCCAGTTGTCCGATCGTGCTCGAGAACGCCGGTGCGAGTTCGCTGCCGATGATGATCGAAATCTGCTCGAACGAGTCATGCAGGTTGTCCATCGCCGCACGGAAGTCGCGAGCCTTACGAACCTTGTCATCGTCGAACACTTTGGCGTCGTCGACGTTCTTGAGATCCTTGACGATCTGATCGGACCCCTCGCCGATCAACTCGGCGACGTTCTGCCAGCCCTTGCCGAAGATCTGTGCGCCCAGCGCCGCCTTCTTCGCCGGGTCCTTGATCCCGTTGAGGCGGTCGATCGTGTTGAGCAGCGTCTTGTTGGCGTCGACCGTGCCGTCTTTCATGCGGCCGATCGAGATACCTGCGGCGTCGAACTTGTCGGGCGTGTTGCCCGCCGTCTTGTTCATCTTGCCGATCGCACCTTCGAGCGTTCCGGCGTCGATTCCGATGTCGCCGGCAATCTCGATCCAGCGGGAGGCTTCGTCTGTGCTCAGCCCTGTCGCGTCGGCGAACTTGCCGATCTCCACGCCGAGATCCGAGAACTTGGAGACCGCCTCGAACGCCGCACCACCCACCGCCGCGATCGCGCCGCCGGCGAGGGTCAGACCACCAGGACCCGCGAGCGCCGTCTTGACGGTGTCACCTAGCCCGCCAAAGCCGGCCTTCAGTTTGCCGACAAGACCCTCGGCGTCACCGATCTGCGTCCTGAGACCGGACAGGCTCGACTTGGCGTTCTCGATCTGAAAATCGACGATGGTCGTGATCTTGTTTGCCACCACGACCCCCTTACGTCACGTCGAAATAGCGCCGCTGCGTGCGCAACACGCCCTTCTCGGCAATCACCGGCAGTTCGTGCTCCATCAGCGCCACCGCCTTGTCGGCAGTGCGGAAACCCTTGGTCACACCGTTCCACCGTTTGCCCTTGACCGACCGCACCTTGCGGATGCCACCCGACTTCGTGCGGGCCGTCACACCCGTCCTACGGTTGATGCCAGGGCCGCTGAAACCGCCCGCATTGCCGTTGTGGCGGCCCTGGTTCGCAACCGTCCACGGACCCGCACCGGACCGCGTAGGGAGCAACACAGCGCCCGTGCCGGTCGGTTTGATGTGGGTGTCGAGCGGCGGTTTCCACCCGGAGAACTTCGGGTCACCGCCGAGGTCACGCGACGCTTGCGCCGTGGCGATCGCCTGGGCACGCTTGGCCATCTCCATCGCCCACAGCTTGCGGTCCCGTTCGATCGCCTTGTTCATCTTGTCGACGGTCGCGGCGAACTCCTTGAACGACGAGAAGGTCGCCACTCAAGTTCTCCACTTCTGCAAACCCTCACGCTGCTCGGACGACATTGCCGCGAAGATGGCGCTGAGTTCATCCATCGACTTGCGCACCTCCAGCGCCTTCGCCGTGTCCTCCGGTGACAGTTCGCCCCGATCAGCGGCATCGAGGTAATCGCTGATGGCGCGACCCCACATCCTCGCTGACTCGGAAAGCATCAGCCGATCTTCGTCGCCACCGACGCCGCAGCGAACCCGCCGGAGATCGACACAGGACCGTCGACCGCGCCGTCGATGCTCATGTCGAAGATCCCGGTGCCGTACCAGTACTGTCCCGCCGTCAACGTCGACGGGTACAGATAGAACTTGCGCGGCACACCATCGGACGCCGCCGTGTACATCTGTACCGTGGCGTCGTCGTAGAACCCGGCGTAGGTGCCCTGACAGTCGGGCAGACCGGACACATAAATCTTCGTCGTGTCGCCGAATGCGGTGACCTCGATTTTGTCCGTGGTGAAATTGAGGGCCCAAGTTGACAGGTATGCCACTGGCGAGGGCGTACCGGCCGACGTGAGGGCCATATACAAAGTCCCGTTACGGCCTGCTATGCGTGCCATAATTTCCTCCTGTGAGATTTAGGGGATGAATTGTCGCATTGAGGGGTGCGACTCCCCTTCTAATGAACTACGCTATTAGCGTGTGTTCCGTAGATGGTTGTGAACGTCCTGTCGAGGGGCACGGGTTCTGCAACATGCACTATCTCCGCTGGAGAACCACCGGCGACCCCGGCGAGGCGCAGTCCCGATTGATGCCACGAAAGGGGCTCGTCTGTTCTGTTGGTCAATGTGATCGGAAGGTCAGTGCCCGTGGTCTGTGCTACGTCCACTACAACCGGCAACAGAAAACAGGCACCACCACACTGCGGCCCAAAATGCGACCAGGCAACGAACTTGTCTGTTCAGTGGACCAGTGCGACAGGCCAACAACAGGCCGCGGACTGTGCAACATGCACTACCACCGCCAGCGCAAATATGGAACGACCAACCCACGCCCACGATCAAGAAGCGTCAGCATCACAAATCAGGGCTACAGGTTGGTCTACGAAAACGGGAAACAACGGATGGAGCATCGTCTGATCATGGAGGAACTTCTAGGCCGTCCGTTGTTGCGGTCGGAGAACGTCCATCACATCAACGGAGTCAGAGACGATAATCGGATCGAGAACCTGGAACTGTGGACAACCCAACAGCCCAAGGGCCAGCGTGTCGTGGACAAAGTGACGTGGGCAATCGACCTGCTAGTTCTATATCAGCCGAGTGCGTTAGCGAAGACTCACCGCAGAACCTTGA